TTGAAAGATTTCTTCTGACAAAGCTGCATAACGCTCTGGGTCGGTCTTCATAAGTTTAATAATATCAGCACGACGATATTGCTTCTTACGTTGAGTTTGACCTGTTCCTCGGGCGTTGCCTGTACTTGCAGACTTAACTTGTTGCTTACGGGCTTGCTTTTCAACTTCTACTGTCTGTTGTGCAACAGAAGCTCTTTCTTTCCAGAGAGAGAACAGTTCATCAGCGGCGTCGTAATCATACTGTTGGTCTGCTTGTACAAACAATTGAGTCCTGATCTTAGAGCTTTTAATCCACTCAGCAAACTTAGCATCTTTGACAATATCGTTCATGTCTGAATGCTTGCTTTGAAGTTGTGCCAAAGCTGTTTGTCTTTTGTATTGCTGAGTAGCTTGTTCAGCTTCCTTAATACTAGGATGGTTCTCAATTGCCCTGCTAACTGCGGTTTTTGGATCAACAAAAAAGTCAGTATCGTCTTCTTCTTGCTGTTGTACAGGTGCTTGTTGTTGTGCGAGTTGTGTCTGGATGTAGTCATCAACAACACCACGCAGTTCACCAACTTCAGAGCTTTGTTTACCAAGGAGCTTCTCAGCCTCTTGGTGCATCTGAACTACCTCTTGCAAGGATTTGTTCTGATACTTCTCTGGTAAGACTTCTTGAGCTACCTCCTCTTCAGGAGACTCAATTGTATCTTCTGGTGCTTCTAGTGTATCTATGTTGTCGTTAACTTCTTCTTCTTCCGAACGCTCGTCTACGAGTTGTGCTCGTCCCATATTATTAACCTTCTCCGCCTAACGGTTGTGGAGTTTTATTTACGTCCAGCTTGTTCATGTTCTCGTACCCACTTTATGTGCCGTCCGGGAAAGTCCCCAGATGCACCTTCAAGTACGCATGGCGTTGCTGAAACGACCCTTGTAGCGTTAGCACCACAACCGCACCTACTGGTTGTAGCGTCAGCGTCTACAAATTCTTCAAAGTAGTGACCATTAGTACACTTAAAATCGTATACTTTAATCATCTTCTGGATTGTTCTGTAAGTCTTCAAAGCTGTTAGTAGTGATAGCTTCAAAGTTTATTAGATGAGCGAGTACGTTAAGTTGTCCTTTACGGAAAAACATATCATCTGCATCTTTTGTTGCTTCAACTGAGTTTATTATATTTGCATTACTTTTAAAGTCTTCTAGTAGTTGTTTCCAACCTTCTGTGTTAAAGATGTCAAAGTAATTATTATAATATGTTTCAAGTTCAGGTTTCATAGAGGCCCTTTGGTTATCTCATTAGTTACTATACACTATATATTATACCATACTTTTGCTCAAATGTCAAGCCTTTTTGGTATTTTTACCAGTCTTTCTTCGTTTAGCGGCTGCTTTTGCTTTCGCTTTTCCTGCTTCTGTGTATGCGTACTTCTTTCCGTTTACCATTGGCATAATAGTTTCCTCACCATTTAGATTTGTTTGCCCAATAAGCCGCAGACATTTTGCCTTTGGCTATGTTTTTTGCATGACGCGCCTTAAAAGATTTACGTCTTGCTTTCTCTTTAGGAGTGCTGGGGTTTTTACCTGCACCACTAACACCTTGCTGTCCATAGCGTATCGTCTTAACTTTGTCGCCTTCCTTGGCTACAACTACGTGTGACTTTGTAGGGTGGCTAGGCGTTCTCTTCGGTTTGTTGAACCCGCTTACCCCTGCTCGTGCTAGTCTTGGGTCTTTTTCCTTGCTCATTCAGGCTCTCCTCCAAACGGGCTACCTTCTCTTCTAGGTTCGACAGGCGGTTGAACTGGCCTTTGAACGCTTCGTTCACTTGGGCGATTAGGTTCTTGAGGTCTTGCTGGGTCATTAACATTTATCTTTGCCTCTACTTCTTTGTCTTTAGTGATTGCTTGAGCTACCTTTAGGCGACGCTCAAACTCTTTGTCGTCTTGATCTCCCGCTGCGAGGTTACGTGTAATAGCCTCAATGCGTTTGATCTCAACCTCTTGTGGCTCAAGCTGCGCTTCGACAGAGTACTTCTGTGCTCGTGCCTGCGACTCTTGTGCCTGTGCTGACAGTGCTGCTGTCTGCGATTGCTGTAGTGCAAGCTGTGCCTGCTGTGCTTGCTGTGCTGCCTGCTGTGCTTCTGGGTTAGGCTGCTGTGCCTGCTGCATAGCTGCGATAAGTTCTTCGCGGTTAGACAAATTCATGTTGTCTATAATGCTTTGGATGAGGACTGGATAGATAGGACTATCCTGCTTCATCGTCTGCAAGAGTTGTACAAGCTGTGTAACTTCATACTCGCGAGCAATGATGCCCAGTGTAGAGGTTGCGTTAAACTTGTAGTCCTTTACAGGATAATTCTCAGGGTCGAACTGCATGTAACGATGCGCCGCTTTTTTAACAAACGGAATAAGAAACGACTGCTGAAAGTTTATCAGGGTGCGTTTATGGCGCTTAATAATAGCACCAAGAGACATAGAAATGCCAGCGGCAGTAGCTTCACCATTAACGTTGCCAGCGAGTCCCGCCGAGTCAACTGCTCCGGTAGCTTGTTGTACCATCTGCTGAAGGCTTGCTGCTTGGGCAAACGTAATTTGACCGACCTGTCCGAAGTTAAACGGTTGTAATACTTCACGCGGATCTCCATTGGTTAGAATTGTTTTGCCGGGACGTATCTCAGGCTTCGCTCCTCGTGGAAACCTAGTAGCATCAATAGCTAACATTGGGTGAATTGTCAACGCTAAAGCGTCGATACGTGCGCGCAGTTCCGTGTCAAGAGCCTTCTGGCTGTTATAGCCCTTCTCGCAAACACCACGGCCCCAGAACATTGAAGGCACTACATCCCACGGAAACGCCACTACGGGCCTGTCTTGCATCATGTAGGGGTTCGCTTCAGCCTTTAAAAGCGTACCGCCGTTAGCGATAACAACAACAGCCTCTACATATCCTGCATCACCTTCAATCTTTTCGTCGGTTGCTTCTTCTAACATGTGCTTAGGAACCAGTCCATAGTACTTTGTTAGTCGAACTTTGTCGTCACTGTAGACTGTAATGTCTTGGTCAGGCTCAAGATCAGTGTCAGAAGCCGCTGTGCCTACGTATACGTCCCTGTAAACGCCGTTCTCTTGAAGCTGCTCTACGTGGTGGCTCCCAACAAACTCGTCCACAGCGACGCCCATAGCGTCCTCAATGGACGTTGCTACAGGATCAATTAGGAAGTTCTGTGGCATAACAGGCTTGAGCTTGACAACCACACGATCTGTAATGTTGACACCTACTGCTTGAAGCTGTCCATCCATAATCGGTTGGGTAGCTGGAGCCATCTCTTTGATCTCTTCAATGATGATCTCGCCAACGCCAGTACCAAACACGGCTGCGTTGATCAGACATTCAGCAACGGCCTTACGCACTTTGGTGTTTTCAAAGTCTTCGGTAAGTTTGTTGCGTAGGTAAAGAACGTCCTGAGATTCTTTGTCGTTCATGTCGTCTGAAATGTCAAACCACTTACCACGACCAAACGTAGCCTCTTCCATTTCAGCAACGTTAGACTCTACAGCTTGCTGCAAGGCAGGACTGATTATTCGTGAGCGTTCTGACTTGCGCTCAGTGTCTGCTGGATCCCAGATGCCGCGCCACAGTCTGTAGTACTCGTCAAACTTTTCTTCGTAGTTAGACTGGTAGTTGTCGCGCCAGTCTTCGCACTTCGTCATTACCCACTCTTCCAAAGACTCTTGGACTAAGAGTGGATCAGGGCTGTAAAAGTCATCTTTCATATTAATATCCCGCTACAATGTCTAAGATTTCAAGCTCGTCTTCTACGAACTCATGTATTCCGTAAGGCACCACAGATAATTGATCTATGTATGCCAAGGAGTCAACCAAGTCGTCATGTGTTAGCGGGTCGGGGAATTGGAATAGCTGGTCGAGGAATCTTGCGTTCCACTCGCCCTTATTTAAACTTATGATGCCGTTCTCAAATCTACCCTGTAAAGCCCACATGACCCTATCGGTCTTCTTCTTGTTCCCGTGCGTTAACTCTTCTACCCTAAAATACTTACCGTACTTCCTTTGGAGGTCCATTAGGGGTGACATAACAGCCTGCTTTGCTATACCCCTTTCGATACCTACGGACACTGGCTGGTAATCTCTGACTGCTTGGAATATCTTAGCAGCCGTTTCGTCTAATGTCCACCTTCCGTAAATTATGTTATCAATGTACCAGTCGCCGTTGTCTCCAACCTTGACTACGGAAATTGCAGTCTCATCTAACTTAGAACTCTTCGTTCTCTTCTTACCTACCTCCTCAAAGCCTGCGAGGTCAATGGCTATGTAGTAGTCACCTTCTTCAGGGGCTTCTCCGTAGTGTATCCAATCTTCCTTAAACATCTCTGAGCCAACTGCCTCAAAGGAGGCCATGAACTCCTGACGAAAGGCGTAAGAAGACATTGATTTCTTCGCGACGTTAATTTCATCAGGGTCGAGTAGTGGGTTATCGTAGCTTGTGAAGTGCCACCCTGAGTACGTCTCATCATCACCCATCTCCGCATACTTATAGAGTTCATAGAAGTGATTACGACCCATAGGTGTCCCTATGAACATCGCGTGTCCCTTCTGGTCAGCCAGCGCAGGACGCAGGACCTGCTCCCATACGTCAGGCTTCATATCTGCGTACTCGTCCATCACTAGGAACTTTAGGCTTACACCACGCATAGTCTCTGGTCTATCTGCACCCTTAAGGGTAATCGTGGCTCCGTTGACTAACTTAAGTTGTAGGTTGTTAATGTGGGACCCTGTGATGACATCGTGTCCTAACTCAAGCAGGGTTTGCCACATAATATCCCTAGCTTGTCCCTGCGTAGGTGCTACGTAGAATACATGGCCCCTGTCTGACTGTAGGGCATTGATGATTAGCATCCACGCAGCTAACCTAGACTTCCCTGTACGTCGGCCAGCAGCGACTACCTTGAATCTCGTAGGGTCCTCAAATACCTTGGTTTGCCAAGGGAGCAGTTCTACGTTAAGGTCAGTCATACGCCGTTAAAGTTCACAAAAGTTGCAGGGGCTTCTAGCAAGTCGAAGGTAACAACGACTTCCATGTTTCCTGATCCGCTTGTTGATGCCTTTATGACGTCTCCGGGCTGTAACACAAACACTGCGTTTCCGTCAATAAGCAAGTATTCTTTAGACTGTACGTTAGTTCCATTAAATATGTAAACGTCAGGGTCAGGCGTCTTATCAATAAACAAAGTGATGCTGTTAGTAGAGTTGTGCAGATTAGAAATAAACGCCATTGTCCAGTGGGCAACGTAGCCACTAGGAATAGTTACAAGCGTTTGCGTAGAAGTGTCTGTTAAGTTTACATTTTTCGTATATAACATATTAGTATGTCCACATAACGTGTTTAGTTGGACGATAGTCTACATGTACAAACGTATCAGCCACACCAACACCACTAAATCCAAGTGCCATTGCGTGTCTGACGATGGTGTACTTCTGTTCTCCAGAAGATACCTTAATGTCAACTGCGATGCCTTGCGCATGCGTACCCGGAGTTGTTTTAGCGGCCTCTATTGAGTGCTTAGGGCTGCGGTATCCGCTGGTGATAACAAACGGAAAGCCGCACAAGTCCCTCAGATCGTCTAAAACGTGCAGGAACTCTGGCAGCATTTCGTTTTCTCCTGTCTCTTGACAGTCAAACTCTTCAATCTTAAAGTACTTCACCGGAATCTCCGTCAATAACGTCACCTGATGACACTTCGGTAGCTCCAACGCCTGTAATGTTAATCTGAATGGCGCTTCTTCCACCTTCTTTAATGACTTCTTTTTCAAATAGCGCAGTTGGTGCAACTCTGTCCATCACCAGCTTCCACGCCGCTGCTTGATTCTTGTGATCGTCGTCTAAAGCCGCAGAAAAGATAGCATCTAAGACCTTTCTGGACTTCGGTGAGGCTAACATCCGGGCCTTATACTCATTCATTATGCCAGCGTCGCCCTTCGGACGCCCAACACCCCGCCTGTTTCCTTTCTTAACAGCCTCTACTTCTGACTTTTTGGGACGACCACGACTACTACCGGGTTCTTCTGACACTATAACATCCTCGTATAAGAACTATATAGAAACTTCGCCGTTCCATGACTGCATATTAGCCCATGACTGCATATAGGCATTAAAGTTATATTTATATATGTTTATCCTTAATGCTTTTATGTGGTCAAGTTCCTATATGTTGTCAAGCATTAGCGGCGCGATCAAGTTTCTCTTTAGTTAATCACTTATCTATACAGTATATTATAGCATACTTTTAAGCAAATGTCAAGTCTTTTCTTTAATAATGTAAATACTACACAGATCTGTATTGTCCCTTAGCGGCGCACTCCAGATTCTGTTTAGATCCTTATTCTGTCTAGCTTTCTGCGTTGCATTATGCAATTCAATTTAGCTCTTTTTTGAGTCTGAGCGGCAACACACGCGCGCAACAGTCTGTCCAGCCCTCCCCCGTGCCTGAATCGTAACACGAATCATTCTCATTAGCGTTATTGTTAGCCTATGCAGGCACGAATGAGAATCATTATCAGATGCTAATGAGAATCAATACAGTTGAGTGTGAGAG